AGGCGAATCAAACGTAAGACAAGATATTGTCGTGCCGGATATTTTCGATCCGGCGGAAGAAATTAAAAAAGGTCAGGTAGATCCGTTCAATAGAAAAAATCCTGAGCAAAGTCGAAATATTAAATCGCCAATGAGCAAGTTGCGAATAGGCTCTCAAATCGTCTTCATACCCATAGACGAAATCGACGAATTCTTCGAAAACCCGCTCGCAATTGGAGCGGCAACATACGCCTATCACGGAAATAAAAACGTGGATTGGGCGAAACTAGCCAGGGATTACACTGGCAAAAAAACACTTTCGAGAACAATAAAAGATAACGTCAGAAAACACATCCCGATAAGGGTCCGTAAAAAGCACCTGCTAAAGAAATACGCAAAACCAGCTAACTTTGGAGCAATGCCATAATGCCTAGACGTAGAGGATACCCCGTTCGCCCGCGACGCTCTCGCGGCCGCCGCCGCACTACTTCTCGTAGACCTCAGCGCCGGTTGCGCGCTCGCCGTATTACAATTGGACATAGAATATGAAACGCTCGAAACACAACCTAAGCTTCAACAACCTTATGACAGGTTCAATGGGGACACTTTACCCTGTTGGGTGCGTGGAAGTCCTCCCAGGAGATACGTTCCAGCACCGTTGCTCTGTATTCCTCCGATCCATGCCATTGCTGGCACCGGTAATGCACTCGGTAACAATAGGAATCAATCACTTCTTCGTACCTAATAGGCTTGTCTGGAATGCAGCAAGCCCAGATAATTGGGAGGAATTTATAACCGGCGGCAATGATGGAAATAATGCCGCAACAATCCCAATCATCGACCAGGGCGCAACACCACTAACTACCCATCCGTTACTCGGATATCTGGGGATACCACCAGTAGCAAACTTAGAAATAAATGCCCTGGCGATACGCGGATTCAATATGATATTCAACGAATTTTTCCGCGACCAGGACCTAGTGACAGCTAGGACAGAAGACGACTGCACTATGCCAAGAGTCGCATGGAATCGTGATCGATTTACGACGGCAAGACCTTGGACCCAGCGTGGAGCTGCGGTCAGCGTCCCAATCTCTGGAATGGCGCAAGTAATGGGCGTAGGCCCTATAGATACAGACACATTTTCAGGCTCTAATGATATGCGCCAAACCGACGGATCGGTATACACAGCTAACGACGTATCAGATAACTTTCTGATAGCAAGGGAAAATGCAGCTGTAGCAAATGCCCCAGGCATATTTGCCGATCTATCAACCGCAACAGCAGGAGATGTAAATGACTGGCGTCTCGCCTTCGCTCTTCAGCGATATAAAGAAGCCCGGGCAAAATACGGGGCAAGATATACTGAGTACCTCAGATATTTGGGGATTCGAAGCAGCGATGCCCGTCTTGACCGTCCCGAATTTCTTTCCGGGTCCCGGCAAACAATCGCATACTCAGAGGTCTTACAGACCGCATCAGAAACTACACCGTCAGGTGATCCACAAGCCGTAGTCGGCGCAATGAAAGGCCACGGAATATCAGCAATGCGTGGCAATAAATACCGAAGATTCTTCGAGGAACATGGGCACGTAATTACAACTTTATTCGTGCGACCAAAATCAATCTATCAAAATATGCTGGAACGGAAGTGGAAGCGAACAGACAAAGAATCCTACTGGCAAAAGGAATTGCAACAGATCGGCCAGGACGAGCTGAAATCTAAGGAGGTCTTTGCAGAAATTGACGAATCGACTGCCGGTGCCAATGACAACGGCGATACAATCCTGGGTTATGTCGATCGCTATTCTGAATATAAAGCAAATCCCAGCTACGTTTGCGGGCAATATCGAACCGATGCAGCGACATCGCTCGATCACTATCACTTCGCAAGGGAGCTTGCATCGCGACCGACTTTAAACGCAGCATTCATCGAATGCAATCCAACTAAACGGGTATTTCCCGTAACCACAGAAGATGTCCTATGGGCATCAGTAAGTCACAGCCTTGTTGCAAGGCGAATGGTGACAAAAGGAAACGCATCGCGCATAATATAGCGCATGCATAAAGGCTCTAAAGAAATATCATGTGTGGCCGGCGCGACGATAACAATAAGGTCGTCCGGCCAATTTTGCGCTTACGCAATGGAGCGCAAAAAAAGGACCCTGATACTGGGTCCGATAAACTCAAATCAGCGGGTCCTCCGCTACAAATTACCGCCGGATATCGACACAGTATTCGTAAAGGCGGAAAAATCAACAGAATGGACACTCGACTGGTCATATTACGACCATGCCGAGAATCTAGACAATACACCCGTAGAGATGCCTATTGGGTATCATCTACCGGAAACATTAGCCGATCAAATGAGGCGATTCATACGTGAGGAAGTCTCTGCTGCCAGGGACGATGACCAGGGCAGCTTCGAAGATGAAGATGACTTCGAGGATGACGATCCTCAACTCTCACCATACGAATTAACAGATATGCAGGAAGTAGAAGAAATCCTACAGGATGATATTCCTGCTGAACAACCGGCGGAGCCGGTAGAACCGACGCAGGAGGTTGCTGAAAAACCTGAGCCTGCGAAGGAAGCGGTAGACAAATAAACCGCAATCCCTTATCCTAGCTTGTCAAGGATAAGAACGGGTGACTCTCACTCCGTTCAAAAACACGAAAAACACAGGCAAACCGACATGCAATGTCGATACCCGACTACCGTTGATCGGAAAAATCCAAATAAAATACCTGTAAATTGGCGATGCGGAAAATGCATGCCATGTCTAATAACGAGGTCACAAATATGGACCGGAAGAATCTTAATGGAACAGAGAATGCACAGTCAATCAGCATTCATTACTCTCACTTATTCCGACGAACACTTACCGAAGGGTGGACATCTATCGGTCCATCATGCTCAGCAATTCCTCAAGGACTTGAGGAAGAAAATATACCCAAGAAAAATAAGGCATGTGACCGTAGGAGAATACGGTACCAAAAAAGGCAGGCCCCACTATCACGCGGTACTTTTTGGTATTGGTTCAGAAGAGCTTATACGCATACTCCCGACTGTCTGGCTAAAAGGATCAGTCGAGCCGAACCGCTTCAAACCCTTCGGCGATCTGACCGAGAAAAATGCACGGTACCTTGCCAGGTACTGCACAAAAAAGACCCACTCGACGAAATTGAGAGGGCGACCAAAAGAATTTCAAACCCAAAGCATAAACCCCGCTATAGGCGATTCATATATCGAGGAAATCGCGTCAGTATGGAAGGGGTCGGGCTTGGTGCCTCAATCGATCTCAAACAAGGAGCCATCGAATCTAAACGAGTACATTTCTGGCATCAGGGGAAGCTATACAAGGTTCCAAACGAACACTATAAGAATCGATGGGAAGAAATACCTAACCTCGCCACGTTTCAATCAAATAGTGCTTAAAAAGCTTGGTGCCGAGGAAAAATCTATAGAATTCGAATCAGAATTAGCAAATTACCGCATGGATGCGGAACCAATAACAATTGAGGCTCTAAAGGAGTCCGAAATAATGGCCAACCGGCAAATGAGCCGGATAAAGCATTCATTATAATGGCCAAAAAAAAGAAAAAACGTACACGAACAGAGAAATCTGTCGGATCAAAGGCTCTTACGAGAGTTATCTCAGAGCCGTTATACACTCACGAAGTGTGGAAAGTCCGGCACGGACTATGGACCCGCAGGACCAGCCCAAAACCATCGGTCTTTACAAGAGACCAACCCGGACTGGCAACGACCAGGGCGGTAACAAAAACAATCAGGCCAAAGACGCCGGAAAAAATAGCAAAGAAATTCGAAGGATTTCAACTGGAAACCAGAGTGACTTCATGTGACCTAAAGCGTGAACGCCGAAGACGTGCATACTTTGGATACCTCAAGTCGCCTCACGCAGGAAAAGGAACAAAGTCACCACGTAGTGACAGGTTTACAGTAAAATGCTAATCTTCGACAATGTCGATAGGTTCATTCATCAAAAAAATGGCAAGGGCCCCGCTAGATGCGATTAAAGGCACCCTTGGATACCAATCAGGTTCGGATCGTCGCGAGGCCTACGGGCGAGAAGACACAAGAATACAACGAACCGTCGCCGACGCAAGAGCTGCAGGAATACATCCTCTATTCGCTCTGGGAGGCGCTACAGGCGGCTCTTCACAATTCCCGCAATCAGGTTCGCAAATCGGAACCGCACTCGACTACCTACAACGCCGCTCAGCGGGCAAACGCTCGGAAGCCAGGCTCTCCCAATCCTCACTGGTAGATAGTTCCCTAATCAAGCAAGCAACGGCTAACACGCGCCTCGCTGGTGCGAGGGCGGATACTGTAGAATGGGAACTTAACAACTCAATAAGAAAACGCGCCGAAGGCGAATCAAACGTAAGACAAGATATTGTCGTGCCGGATATTTTCGATCCGGCGGAAGAAATTAAAAAAGGTCAGGTAGATCCGTTCAATAGAAAAAATCCTGAGCAAAGTCGAAATATTAAATCGCCAATGAGCAAGTTGCG